AAACTCTCGGTTCTCAAGTTCCTGATACAAATCAAAAATATGAGTACCGCGAACACTATCAACAGCCTGAATCTGCTCTCCCGTTTCCCAGTCGCGCGCAACGCGCGGCCCAATAAACTCCTGAGTCCGACCGGATAGTTCGTTCCAGTATTTCTCAACAATACGAGCCGCGCCACGATTGGCATCAGGCAATGAGCCTTTATAGTAGGAAGGAAATTCATCCTTATACTTGGCGACGAGAGCCTCTATATCAGACAAAGCCTCTGATAATTGATCGCCACCTCTTGTGTAAGCATCAGCCAACCCACCAACCGAGCGAGCAGCCGGAGCCGGAGCCATAGCCCCAACACCAGCACGCTCACCACGGCGAACAGCATCATGCAGCGCAGCCACAGCCATCGCGCGAAAATCGGCCTCGGTCAGCGTCATACGCTCCCGGGCAAACTCGAACGTGCGATAAGCCCAGGCACGCACCGCCGCAAGGATGGCGTCATACAAAGCAACCAATCGCTCACGAGCACCGGCATCCTTGGCAGCAGCTATCAGGTCGGGCGCATTCTGCACCAGGTAGGCCAGCTGCTCTTCCCGAACGTGCGCCGGATTTGTCCCTTTAGGAACGGAATCACGAGCCGCCTGCGCCCAATCATCGCCGCGCATGATCGCGTCATCCAACTGACCCAAGACAGACTGAAAAACGTTTTTCCCAAGCATCTGCTCCATGCCGACATGAACGCCAACCTCGTGCAGAACCAGCCCGCGAGCGTCCGCCTCGCTGATGTTGGATGCCACCATATACACAGTGCCGTCCGGTGACGTCGCAGCTTTGACATCGCCAGGATGTGGGCCGCCAGGAATATCAGCAGGAGTCGCAACAATCTGGATTTGACCGCGCTGGAGCAGGGCGTCGGTCGCGTCGCTAAACGATTGTCGAATCGAGGTTTCTATGACGTCGACCGCTGGCTGTCCCGTGATGCCTTGTTGGTACAGCGGGATTTCGCGGCTGTAGCGGATATCGGGGTTCGTGGGATCGAACGTGCCAACGTTGCCGGTGGCGGATTTGATTTGGTTGGGGTTAAGGACCGCTATAGTCCCGCCGTAACGACTCGCCTCGTCGCGAACCTTGACGGCATCAAACCCCCCTTTTACAAGTTTCCCCTCGTAACCCTTCGCCTCAGCGTCACCGTAGTAAACCCCCGGCCCATTCCATCCACGGATGTTCTCAGCCTTCAGATAGACGGGATAGGTTGCCGCATTGCCCGCTCGAGTGGCGCGTTCAGCACCTTCTGGCGTGGCTGCAAAATAGATCAGGCCGCCGCGCCATGACTTGCGGAACTCGGTGCGATCCGAGTCGGTCGCCCGGTAATAGACCAGCGGCCTACCCTGCGCGTCGACAACCTTGCTGTCACCAAACCACCGCCAGAAATTCCGCACGCCCTCCACAGTCGGATGAATCGTCCGACCATTAGAGTTCAGCGCAGGGCGTTCAACACCGTCCACGTTGACAATCTGCGCGTCGCCAATAGGCGTGCCATCTTGACCATCACCACGCGAATACTTAAACGCCTGATCACCAGCCTTGATGGTGTCGTTTAGCAGTGTTTCAGCTTCGGCACTCGCAGCCTCGGCATCGGACAGCGCGTCCCATTTCGGCGCGGTCGCAAGACGACGATCAACCGCCGCCGCCGCATCAAAATCGGCAGTGCGAATGGCCTCTGGCTGCTGGTTTCGTTCTGCCGAGGCAACAACATCCGCAGCCGTTGACGTACCGCCAACCGCCGGGTCGGTGTTTACGATGGCAACCACATCAATAGACCGGCCATCAATCGCCTGGCCAACAGCCGTGCCGAGAGCAGCCTCGCGCGTATCCGGTGAGATAATAGCAACCGTTTCGGCAGCATTTAGCGGTTCAGAGTCAACGGCCTCGGTAGCAGCGCGAAGCATCCCCATTTTATCTGGCGATACGCCGCCGAACATATCGCCCTGCCCAGGGTTCCCCGCCTCTTGCAGCTTGGCGTAGTAGCCTGAAATGGCATCACCTATCCGACGTGAACTGACGATGTTCCGGCTCATGAAGTCAAGCAGCAACCGCCCCTCTGGTGTCAGCGGGTCGCCCAGCATGTCAATCTGCGCCAGATAGTCCGCAACCTTCATTCCTTGACGGCGAAGATTGTCGAACTGCTCGACCGCCATGCGAATGTCAGCCGCAATTGATAACGGGTGCAGCTCGCCGCGAGATATTGAACCCTCGGCATCAGCAACAACGCCAGCCGTGCGCGCCAGTGCTGCAGCGACATTCCTGCTTCCGACATCCGTGGCCTCAATCAGCCGGGCAAGTGTTGGCGAATCACCGTAGGCTTTGAACAGAACCGCATTCCGCAAGCGCTGCAACCCAGACGCAGACAGGCGGCCATCCTCGGTCATTAGAGCATTGCGCTGGCCTTCCGGCTGCTCATTTACCCAGCGACGGATCGCCGCCCGGTTTCCAGCCGTGTCAAGATTCCCATCGGCATCGGTCTCAAGCTGGGCATCACCAAGACGCTCAGAATCCACCTTGGCCTGCTCTAGTGGCGACATGGCAGTGCTGCCGCCCTCATTTGACAGCATCGCCGCGCGCTTGACGTCCACGTTCCTGGACAACCTACGCACCAAAACAGGACGGTTCATGCCGCGTACAGCCTCCGGGTCGATACCCAGATCAGCCAAACGCCGCTCAAGCTCGGCACGGTAGTCGCCAGCCTTGCCTATCTCGTAAGCGCGCTGGATGAACAGCGTGCGCCCGTTACCTCCGATGATGCGCCCGTCAGCAGCTATGGTGGGTGTCCCTACATCCATCAATGGCGTATCGACAGACAGCACCAGCGCCGGGTCTAGCGCATTCGCACGCGCCGTAATTTCGGCCTGATACGCAGCACGGCCACGGTCACGAAACTGATTGTCGGCCTTATCAACTGTGGCTGTCAGAGTGTCTGCATCCACGACAGCCCACTGCCCGGGTTCGTACTGGTCACCGACGCGAACAGACACATCGCGCCCCATGAGCATACTGGCCGGTGGTGGAATAATCGCATCACCAGTGACAGCAGGCGCGACATTAGCCTGCCAAGGCTGCTGCATACCCATAGCGCGACGGAACATATCCACGCCAACACCGCCAATGGAGTGAATGCCGCCGCCGAAAGCCGCTCCAAATGCGATGTTTGCCATTGAATCGACAGCAGTGTAATCATCGCCCAGGCTCTGGCGCATACCGTAGTAGACCGGCTCAATGGCCGCCGTGGAAATGCCAGCATCGGCAGCGCCAACTGCAGCACGAGCGCCAAACCTTGTGACTGCACTAGCAGACTCGGTCGCAGCCAGAACGCCTCGCATTCCACCTACCAGCCTAGTCCAAGGAACAAAAGCCGTGGCCAAGTTTATCGGGTCGGCAATACCAGCTCCAAACATTGCAGCGCCGCGCAAAGGTGAACCCAAATCCCAAGGAGTTCGCTCCCGAACGTCCTTCGCTTTGGTCAACTCGCGCTGACGTTCAAGGATGACGTCCAATTGTCGAGATGAGTATTCGCCGTCTTTAGGGGTAAGATTGACGCGCAAGCCCGATGATTTGATACGCGAAGCAGCGTCCTGTGCAGACAACTTAGGTGAACCGTCATCGCGCGAACGAAGCCAATCAGTCAACGTCGGGCCGTATGACTCCAGCCAAGCCTCATCAACAGCAGCGCCCATCTTTGCGCCAAAAGAAGGCTCGAAATCCTGAAGCGTAAACTGGTCTGTCCCGCGATTGTCGTCATAATAAAATTTCATGGCCTGCCTATTTGCTGTCTAGCTTTATCAGTCTGGTACTGGCGCGCAGACTCATTCTCACGACGAACCTGCGCAGCACGCTGCTCGACGCGCATACGCTCATAAAGACGCATATCACCCGTGGCGCGTGCCTTATCTAAGTCGTTAGGCTGAATGTTACCAGCGCGCGCCCTCCTGACTATTTCCGGCTCGCGCTTCAACTCATCAAATGAATACGATACCTGAACGTCGTCCCGTTTGACGCGATACAAAACTCCATTATCGCCCCGCGCCCAAAGATCAAGCCCGGTATTGTCACTGTTCGAGTACCAGACACCATTGGAACGAACAATCCCGCGCCATTGCTCCAGCGCTTCGGCATTGGTATAGGCGCGCGAAATGTCCGGAGGAACATCCGACTGCTGCAGATTTTCTGTAACCTCAGTAGACAATCGCACGTCCGCATTTTTTCTGACAGCGCGCATATCTGTCCCGGTCGGAACCCGGATATTGCCGTCAAGCTCAAAATTACCCAGCAGCAAAGTGTAGCCGTCCTTGGCTGCATCGTTAGCGTTCGTCGACTTACCCGTCCGCATCCGCTCAAAAGCGATACGCTCGATCATGTCCTGATAGGAAGCCACCAGCCTAATGCCAGAAGCGCCAACAGGAGGCATGGTGCGAGCCAGATCAGCAGCATACTTTCTCGCGGCATCGCCAATCGCACGAACGTCCTGGGTCTCAATCGTTCCTTTAAGCTCGTTCTTGTCCGCGACAGACAATGCAGAAACATGCTCGCGTGCTGCAGGGTCTGTCAGCGACGGAATGATCATGAACGCAGGCGGTATGTTTTTGTCGGAACGCACCAACTCGTCCATTACCTTCGGAAAATAGTCTTTTCCGTACTCCTGCTCCATCATTGCCACCATATTCGCCGCATCTTCCGGTCGGCTGGCTTTCATGATTCGACCGTGCAAATCCTGCAACATTGAACCAGACAAGATGCGCGGTTCGGAAATGCCAAGAACCCACTGCGCCGCGAGCGTCTGAGCCACCGCCTGCCGAATCATTTCCGGACGATTTTCACCCTGCGCCGATAGTGCCACTCGCCATGCCTGCGTTACCTGCGGTATCGTTTTCGATACATAGCCAGCCGGGTCTTTAGAACGCTGCTCGAGCACGCGCCCCGCCGCCTGCTGACGTATCTCGTCCCGCTGATCCTCGGTAGCATAGCCAGCACCAGGCTGCGCCCGTCTCGTCGCGCCAGTAGCAATGCCGATCAGCTGATCGTTAGGCGCGGTTTTGAACTGCGATATGTCCTGCGCCATCACCTGGGTGCGCTGGTACTCCTGCGACGCGCCTGGTGCCTTGTCGCCAAGGATAGAGAACTCTTCGGGAGTGATCGGCTTCGGGTCGACAACCCCGTCTCGCGCCATTGCAGCAGCATCAGCCAGACGCTGGCGCAAAGCATCGGTCTGCACGGCAGATTGCTGACGCGCACCCTGCTCGGCCTCGCGCAAGATTGCCATGCGCTGCGGTATCGATAGCCCAAGAAACGACTCGGGCAACTGGTCGTCAGGCAAGAACTCGGCACGCATGCCGCCGATAGTTATCGGAGTGACCGCGGAACCAGTCTCGGCCATGTTTTCGTACTGCTCCAGCCGACCCATCCAAGTCTTGCGAAAACGAGAAAACTCTGGTTTAGCCAATAGCGACTCGTAATGGGCGCGACGTAACTGGTTAAACTTTACAGGATCACCACCAGACTCAGCGATCCACTTGTTCGCGTTGCCAGGGCCTTGATTCACCGCAGCATCGAATGCCGTGGCTTGAAGCGCAGGCGGCAGCTTGTCGCCGTCGATGGCATTCCAGTAGCGATCTCGGTAGAGATTTACCGCACCCTCGCGGGTGAGGTTTTTCACGTCCACATCAGGATTCGCAGCCTGGTTAATGCCAAAGTTTACAGGCGCGCCAGTGTTGCCATCGCTGGCCGCATAGCCGCCCTCATGCTTCAATGTCATGGCGACAACGGCATCGAAGCCGGACACAGCGGCAGCACGTGGCTCAACAGCCGGAGCCGCCGCAGGAACTCCCCCGGTGGTCTCAGGCACCAGTCTCACACGCCGAGCCAGGTACGCATTGTCGCCAACCTTGGCGCGCTCGCCTTGTTCGGCTGCTGTTGATAATTCCTGTATGACACCGAGTTCGATCTCTGTTTTCTTTTCTTCGTTGATCTCGCTAATCGCGTACAAACCATCGCGAAGATCTTGACCGACATTTTTGAACTGCGACGGGTCAGAGAAAACCAATTCTCGCGCCGACTGCACTGATCGCTTAAACCGCCCGACGTTCAAATCGACACGCTTGTCCCGGTCAATCTTGTAGGCATTTAAACCAAAGTCAGATCGCATAGCAGTAACACGCTCGCGCATCATGTTCTTAGACCGCTCTGTCCCAGCAGCTTCGACCTGCCGAGTCGACCAGTCGGACATTTCATTATCGATTGTTTCGTAGATCGACGGCAACCCTTCCTTCCACTCGTCCGACAGGGACTGCAAACGTTTTGCCCAATGCAGCCTCCCCTCGGCCAGAGCGGTCGTCGCCGCGATTGCAGCATCATCCTCGCGCTGTTGTTCCTGGACACGCAGCATGTCGGCAGAGATCGCCCCAATAGTGCGCCCGAGATCGTTCAACCCGGACGCAACAGAACCCACGGGAATGCCGCTGGCTCTTGGCGCTGGCCCTAAATTTGAAACTGTTGTGCGTTGTTCGTAGACGGGAATTCGTGGCATTTTAGTACCTCAATTTCAGACCAGAACCACCGCCGGTGTTTTTAAGACCAAAACCACCGCCAGTAGCCTTAAGCCCGACACCGCCACTCTCCGCTGGCGCTCCGGCTGGAAGTTTTGAGTATGCATACCCACCAGAGGCAATAGCCGCTGCAGCTGACATATAGCCAGAGCGCCGCGCGCTCTTCGCCGCGGATCGAGAAGCAGACGCCTCGTAATCAGACAGCTGCGCCTGATTGAGCAGCCCCGTCCGGGTCATTTCGCCCTCGTAGCGGATATTCAAAGCATCTTGCTCGGCATTGACCAGGGACTCGCGGAATATATCAGCCGCCGAGCCGTTCAGATTGACGCCGGACTGCGCCGTAGCCGCCAGCTGCTTACCCAAAATCTGCCTGGCCTGCCGACGTTGCGCGTCCTCACGAGCACTCCACTGCTGCCCAGCAGCCTCGGCCTGAGAACGAGAAACTTGTGCGTTATACTCTTGTGCCTGCGCCTGCGTCTGATATTGCGCGGCCTGCGCGTTACCTTGCTGGATAGCTCCAATAGCCTGAATAGCAGTGCCAGCAATCATCAAAGGAACTGCAAATGCTGCCATCACTTCACCCTTGAAAATAAGTCGTGGTCTTGACCGTCTGGAGTATAACGCCGAAGCCGTCCTTCGTGTTGAAAATTAAGCATTCTGATCCACCGCTGACCAGCTTCAAAACGGACATCGACGGTGGCTTCTATTCGTGACCAAGGCGCAACCTTGAGAAAGCCTTCAACAGCCCGGTGGATTGTCAGAAAATGACGACCAGCATCATCCGACAACAGCGCCCACAAACAAGCTCGGCCAGGCCATAGCTCAACAGCGCCAGCACACCCAATGATTGTGTCGTTATGAACTCCAGTGAAAGACCAAGGCGTCTCTAAAGACTGACCGTAGCGAATGTCGGAAATTATCGACGACATCCCTTCCTGAGAACGCTGCAGCCGCAAGGTGGCAAGATGCTCGGCAGAAAACTTAACCAGCCTCATCTGCTGTCTTGCGTGACGATTTGCGGGAATATACCGGCGATGCCCAGCGCGGTCGGACTGTCCGACTCGATGTAAATATAGCCATCAGTCTCATAACCACCAGGCCAATCAACCAGCTTATCACCAGTGTACAACGGCACTGCCCTATCCATCTGATTCGCAGCAGTACGGAACTCCATAGTCAAAATGTTGTCAGGCCGCGACCCGTAGCGGAAACTTGAACTACTGATCAGCCGGAAAACAACCTTATGGATTCTCTTCGTTTTCCCTTGCGCCGTGCCATCAGCAGCACCAGCCTCAATCCGCATGGGCTTCAATATCGAACTGTAGCGCAGTCCAACCTGCACCCATTGAGCAGAGCGCTGTAATGTAATAGAGCCACCACTCACAACGCAATCCGGGTGCGGAGCGCCATCAGCCAGAACAGCAACAGTCTGACCATTCAGCCGAGACAATCCGGAAACGACCGTGCCTCCAGGCGTGTGCGTGCTTCCAGAGTCCACATAGAACTGATCGCGCGCCGTAGGAATTGGAACCGGATAGCCGTTATTTTCCTCAATGAACGGGTCTTCCATGTAAACAACTTCGCGCGTGGGAGCAATAGGCAAGCCATCCGGACGACCACGACGAACGCTCATCCAAACCTGATCGCCGCGACCGTTCGGCCTCGGAATGACCGCCACGGATTCAACAACGCCCCAAGGAACGTCCGTAGAATTGACGCCACTAGAACCACCAAGCAAATGCCGATGCCAGCCCTGAACCTGTTCCTCGTTGTTCCAGGTAAAGCCAAGCAGCACGCCGTCAGCCCGGACGCACCAAACAACAGAGTACGGCTCGATGGCAAAGTCCATGTCGACAATGCCACTGTCAGTGATGTGGTCTGACAAGACGGTAACATCCTTCGACTGATACCCGTCCTGACTGAAGTCGAACCCGATCTCGCGCACCTTGCGTCCAGACGGCATAACAAATAGCGACCTGTCACCAGACCTGATCGGCTGCACACCACGCGAGCCGTAGCCGCTGACAATTTCGGCCTTAACGTTCCCAGGCCCTAGCGGATCGCCGTTCGTCAGTTCACCAATCGAAAACTCGCCGCCAGCCGTACCAGCGACAAGCATTCTGTCCGCGTGCAGCCATTGGATCGCATTCAACTCACCCGATGCTACCTCCAGACTGATAGCCATGTCGTCGGTGATTTCCCCGGAATCATTGCGAGCCGAAAAATCATCGAACGCAGCAGCAACCGACATCCAGATGTTCTGCCCACGGGCAAAGCACAGCCTCTCACGGAAAAAAGCAACGGACGATGGCCAGCCTTTAACAGACGACCAGTCGGAAAACGACCATCGTGTCGTCGCATTGCCAGAGCCAACCGCGTCAGAAGGTATCCGAGAAATGACAGTAGCACTGGCCACCGTCCCGCTTGTTACCGATGTTATTCGCGCCCAGCCATAACCAGCATGCATGAACTGCCAATTGACCGCGCCGTCACTTTCTGCGCCAAAAGAATGCACGGGCTTAACGACTCCAGTGTGTGTGCTATTCAGCGCGGAGTAAATCTTAGAATCGCTGCGCCGAAGATCGCCCGAATTAACAGCTTTTCCAGGCTCCCAAGCAATCACCCCGCTGACGTTCTTTCTTTCAATTAAAAAAAGCGTGCCAACGTGACCGGCCTGAAATATTGACGTCGAAGCAGTCAGCGTGACGCTGCCAGTCTCACCAGATGACCAGACGGTCGTCGTGATGTCAGGATCGACTCCAATGAATGGCCCACCTTTCGGTTCGAATAGATCAAGCACAAACGAAGTCGCGGTAACGCGCTTCAAAATTCTAGGCTGGTACGACGGGTGAGTGATGTAGAGAAAGTCGCCAGACTGAGCGAACCGCAGCCGACAGGTGCCGTTTGCTGCAAAGATATCATTCAGCGAATAAGGACTGACCACCTCGACAGGAACGCTAGAGATCTGCAATTGAGCGTTATTTGTATAAAACCGAATGTACTGCGAGCCAAACTCCAGCACATAAGCCGTGGTCTCATTAAACACAAACGGGTGAAGGTAGACTTTTTCCTGACGCCCAATGATTTCTTTTGTCGATGCAATATGCCGCGTGCCGCCGCGCCGCAATGCTGGCCCTTGCACGGTCGGTATCATGTTCTGCAGTGCTTCGCAGCCGTTCTTATAGCGGTCGTAATCTATCCGAGCAGACAGCATCGGACTGAATTCGCCAGAATTGAAACTGGTAAATGCCGGTGAAGCCTTGCTCACAAAAGACCCCAGCCGGACTGCAGATCAGCAACAGAGCCAGCCGATGGGCCGGTCGCCGTTGTCGCCATGCCTTCACGAGAATCAATCCAAGACCCCCACGGTAGCTCGTCCGGTGGGTTTTCGATGGCGTCCTGACGCGCCGCCTCGCTTACAGCAAAATCGTATTCATTGGCGGCAAGCTGCCGTTTCTGCGCTGATTGCGTCAAAGCCTCGCACGATTCCAGCGCCAGCTTGCAAGCCAGTACCTCGACAAAAAGAGGATCGAGAAGATCGATGCTGGATACTTTCGCAACATAACGAATTTTTAACGGAGCAGAAAAGTCGGTCAGGATTTGACCACCCTCGACTGACCAAGGCGCTCTCTGCTTCAAACCACGCACATAAAAATCGTTGACCTGCACCAAAGCAAGAAAGTCAGCAGGTAACTGGTAAGCGTATGAATAACCCCAGGCAGGAGCCGAAACAAGCGCAGGCAAACTGTCGCGCTTGATTGAAAACTTCCACCGATTGCGTCGAAGCTCGGCGTCCATGATCATGTCGAACATGGAGTTCATGATCTGGGCGCGCTTCACATTGTCGGTGAGCGACATAATAGATTCAGCGCCGACCTTGGTCAGCGCCCGGTTTGCAATTTCAATCTTGCTCGGCATAAACGCGCCCCCGTATTATCCGGCAATTATGACACAGACCTAGTTCACGACCAGGAAAGAGAAAGTCGCTACAGCAGTAGCGGCAGCATTTCCGGTAACGGTAAAACTGCCTGCAGCGGGGGTCACGCGACAAGATGTCAGCGTCGCATCAGCCGCGCCACGCAGCTGCACAAACACTTCGGATGTTGCGGTAACGGTCGAGTTTGTCACAACGACCGACGTGCCAGCAGCAGCGAACGCAGCTCGACCAAGCGCGCTGTTGTTGGTGACGTTGCCAGGAGTGCCAGACGAGTCAGTACGGGTCATGGCCAGTGTGGTGAACGCGCCAGACGCGCGGGCCGTGCCGCCGATTGGTGTGCCGTTCATGGTGCCGCCAGTAATAGCAACAGCATCAGGCCGATACTCACCAGGGTCAGACGAAACCAAAACAGCAGCGCCGGAGGCAACCAGGGCATCGCCACGGTCGCGCGGTACGTCATATACCTGCCCGTCCCTTAGAACGACATTAGAGCCAACATTGGTATCGCGCAGAAGTCTAATAAACATAAACAGCCCCAAAGAAAACCGCCCGAAGGCGGTCTGGTTAAATCAGAGTATCGCCATCAGAATCGCCGGACTTTTTGCCTTTTCGCTTTTTATCGGGCGACTCTGGAGCAGTCTCTTCCACAACAGGAACAGCCCAACTCATACGTTCGTCCCGGTCGAACTCCTGACCAGCCTCAACATACTGGTAGGGGTTCGACAGGACGCCAGGCTTTGTGGCGCGTTGCCTCATTACGCCACCGTGAAGCCAGAAGGCGTCTTGATGTCATACTGAGAGCCGACAGCAATGTGAGCGGATACGGTCGTAGTCGGCGTGGTGCCGCCCTGGGTATAAGCCAGACGAATGAAGCGCTCCAAACCCTGATGAGGAATATTAAAAACAAACTGAGAACTTGCGCCCGGGGTACTGACCGCGTTCAAATACGTTGTAACTGTTGCAGCACTTGAAAATGCAGCATTGTCATCAGTCTGCAAGGCCACTGTGATGGTGGGTGTAGTGCCACCAGCAGCAGCCTCAAAATTGATGACAATGTGCAGATTTTCACCAATACCAACCTGGCGAATCTGGCTTAGATCAATCACATCGGTCGACGGCACAAGAGTAGTGCCGGTCAAAGCCTGCGACTGGCTGAAAGCATTTTCACGATCAAGAATCATAATGTCACCTCGCCATTAAGAGATTTGTGCTTCGTTGGACAGAATAGCGTCCACTCGGCGGATAGGAATACCCAAGAACGACAGGTTACCGCGGATCGGGTTTCCGAATTGATCCATACCCTGCTCAAGACCCAAAGCATTCGCTGAACGGTTCAGCGCATGAACGCGAAGCATCGAGAACACAGTGCGGTTCATGTAAAACGTAGGCTTGCACATACCAAAAGACGGGATGCGGTCGATCATACGGCTCATCAGTTCAATGATACGAACCGAAGTACCAGCGGTATCAGCAACCAAGGCAGACACGTCGATGTTTGCGCCGCGAACAACATAGCGCCAGTCACGCAAAGCCAAGCCGCACTTCCACTGATAACGATCCAGGTATGCGCGGTATTTGCCACCAACTGCATCGTTCACGGTATCCAGACCCAAATCCTCATGAATCAGACCAGCGGTCGAACCTTTCGGATAGATGCCGTGAACAGTGTTCTCACCCCAGCCGATCAGCCAGATCGAAGTGCCGTCACCACCAGTTACAGTGCCAGCACTCAGAATGTTCTGGCCGTTAACAGCGCCGGAAATAGTCGAATAGCGCGAAGCCAAGCCCAAGAAACGCTCCGGGTTCTGCTCGCTGTCGCCATAGATCAAAGTCGATGCCATCGCCTGGTTCATGGACTCAATGAAAGCCATGTTTTCAGACAAGCGGAACTGCGCGGTCGTGCCGTTTAGCTCGGCCAAATCCTTGTCGACCTGACCAAAAGCCTCCAGCATGCCGCAAGCGTCATCGACCTGCACGGTCGTGGACTTGGACTGCGGAACGCCATAGTTCAGCTTTCGCCATGCTACCGCAGGCAAGCCAGTACGCACGGTGGTGCGGTGGCCAGTGGGTAGGTTGCCCTCAACCCACAGCATGTCCTGCAATACCTCGTTGGATTGATTTAAAAGTTCAATAATCGATGCGACCCGGTCGTCGGGATCACGGCGCTTTGCCCAATCGGTCAGGGTCAGCGCGGAAAAGCCAATGGTTGCCATAAACTACTCCGAAAGGTTAGCGCCGGTCGGCGTAAATTAGCAGGTGGAAATCACTCTACTGCGCGAAGCATATTTCAGAGATAAAAACAACGCAACGCTGTCAACTCATTATTTTATTCGCACCACCATGATCCCGCCATCGGTCAGTTTGGTTTGATACTGCTCGCCGTGGCGCTTACCGCGACGACACACTGCCTGGCGCACCATTTCTGCAGTACGCATGGACTCGGGGACTATGAAAAAATCACCCAAACGCATCGTATCCCACGGATAACCAAAGCGCGCACCGAACGAAAACCTGTTCGCCATTGGCACGCGCGTGCCTGTTATTTTCGGCAACTGCTTCGGGTTCGGCATCTTAAGACGGCGACGTGCCTCCGTACAGAATATCGGCTATCGACTTGCGACCGCCCCCGGTTTGCTGTCCAAGGCCGGGCGCGTCATGCTCGGCAAGACCCTTGCCAATGTTGTGAAGCAGCTTAATGGTCTCGGCGTAGCCCAGCTTGTCCTCCAGAGCCGTGACCACATCGGACACCTTATCATTTGGGAAGAACTGACGAGCCGCGCGACGGGCAAGCTCCAGATTGCCATCGTGCTTTTGACCCCACTCGGTGCGTAAAGATTCGTCCTCTTCCTTGTTTTTTGCGTCCAGCGCCTGTATGCGAGCCTGCTCAGATACCTCATAGGCTTTCTGTTGAGCCAGGGTGAACTCGTTCCATCGGGTCGCCAGCGCCTTCGCTTGCTGCGGTAGCAGCCCGGCTTCCTTGAACCATTCACTGGCGGTCTTGGCGAACTCGCCGCTATCACCCTCCGGCAACGGAAGCTCGTATGCCTCGGCTTTGTCCGGTGCGCCGATTTGCTTGTAGAACTCCGACCATTGCTCGGGCGTGGCATCCTTGCCTGGCAATTTGACGGCTGGCGCTTCGTCAGCAGCAGGTTCGGTAGTGGTGGTTGAATCAGCAGGCTGGCTAGTGCTTGCATCAGGCGCAACACCTGGCGCAGCAGCAGTCTCGGCAGGCTGGTCACCAGCAATAGCAGACAATGCGGTCAAAGGCGCAACAGGCGCGGTGGTTTCAGACATCTTCAATCTCCTTAAGTTTGAGCAGAGTCTCGTCAGTCAGGTTCAGTGTTTCCACGATTTTGAGCCATACCTCGCGACGACCCTCTGCCAACAACGTCGCGTGTGTGTCGATCTTGCCGTCCTTGCCGACAACGACGCAGCTGGAATCAGCGCAGCAAAACCCGCGCAAATCAGCCAGCACCCGAGTGCCAGCCTCACCTCCAAAAACTTCGCGGTACGCCTTGCGACGATTCCAAAACCGCTCGTAAAGCGACTTCATGCGGGCAGACCAAGATTAGGCAGCATCTGGTTCGGCTGCGAGGCGGCCAGCGATTGAGCCGCCGCCAAATCCTTCGCCGCCGATGCCGCTACCGGAGCCGCCTGCAGCACGTTCGCCATCTCTGCCTGCTGCGCTTCCTGCGCCTTGACCTGCTCAAGCTCTTCGTCAGACAGCAGAATAGAGGAAGGCACTCCGTTAATTTCCGCCAGCACTTTCGACGCCTCGTCCATGTTGAAGCGACGGAATACGCTCGGGCCGGAAACCGACGCCATCGGTGCCAGCTGCTCGAACGTGCGAAGGATTGCAACGCCTTCTTCGGCACGCCGCGCACGCTCCAACGGACTGCTGAACTCGATCTCGAACAGGCCCCCAGCCTCGATCAGAGCGTCCGGCATAGGCGGTATTTCGCCAGCAGCCGCCAGGATGTCCAGCTCGCGCTCGATGCATGGCGACAAGTATTCGGTCTCAATTCGGCTCGCGGTAGGCGCAAGCAAAGCACCCTTCTCTTGAGCACGTAGCATAGCCTCAGTCGCGGTCATGTTGGGCGCATCGACCAGAATCTGGAACAGGGTGTTCCAAAAAGCATCGTTAATAAGCCGACGCTTCTGATCCATCAGCTCAAGACCAATGTTGGGATTCCCACCCACGGCCATCGGCTGGAGCATTTGTCGACCATTGCTATCGAGGCCGCCGTAATTGATGGCCGACGGTGTGAGCCGAATCGTGTCAAGTAAGCCGTCACGATGAGCCAGCAACGGTGGCAGCACAGACAGCTGAGCAGCCTGTATCGTGGTGCGGTTCATTTCGTTGAGCATGTTCACGTCCGGCAGCACCAGTGAAGCGGGGCCGCGCCCATACACCTCGCCCGATGTGACCGAATACCGACTGATCGCGTATGGGAAAGAACGAAAACCGCCCTCGCTTACGACATCCCGGCTTTCAATCGACACGAAATACGACACGAACGCCATGCCGCGATAGTCACGACGGCTTACGTCAGCGTCCTCACGCGGTTTGACGCAATGCAAAAACCAGAACTCCTGCTCGGGTCGCTTCTCGGCTGCGTGCTTGATTACGGACGGCAGCTTGTCCAGTCCGAACTTTTCAGCCGCCTGACGCGCTGTCATCGGGAATTCACGATGCACAAGGTCGACAACGCCGAACTCGTTCTCCATGAAGAACAACTGCTCGACCGGAACGCAACGGTAGTAAATCTCACGGCCAAGGCGGTCGCCAATGAACAACCCCATGTTGCCAAATGCGCCAGCATTGAAGTAGCTCTCATGCACCTGGTTGTCGAAGTTTGACGAGTAGCGCGCAGAAAACAGCCGCTTGTTTACCGCCTCCAGATAGCGCTTGACCTCGATGTCCTCGGCCAAATCCGGATCGCGCGGTTTTAGATTGTGCCACTGCTGGTTCCGAGGCGTGACCAGCGAGTGCATGGCTGCAGCAAAGCGATCCAGCGCCAAAGCCGGTGCCGCGTCGAATATCTTCTCAGTCTTGCGCTCACCTTTGATGTCAGTCGAACGACCACGCTGACGACGAAATTCAGCCTTTCGCGGAATCATCCGCTCTGCAATGTCCTGCCAAGTAGTCTCAAAATGCACGCGCTGCTGACGCATGCGCTCGTGCTTGTCAAGAACGTCACTCGCCCGAGAATCTGCCATGATCAGCCGCCAAGAACAGGCGTGGTGCCATTGCTGGACATTTGTCCAGTGCCAGTGTCGCCAGCCAGAACGGTCGCAGCACGACCTCGCCTGCGCCGTCGCATGTCGGCAGCATTGCGCTCGACGATGGTCTTATCGACAACCGGAACCTTCGGCATTTCAACAGGCGGTGGCGGTGGCGGTACTGATGGACGGCTAAATATTCCTCCCATAGCAACTCCTAAGAAAAAATGGGGTAATCAACAACGGCATGCGTCTGAATAACGCCTAATTCTCGCACAGGCACGGCAAATGTCAATGCCAGAGAGTCTGCGCGGTCAGGTGAACGGACGCCCCGCTTCTTGGCATCGTCCTTCGATTCCATCAGCAACTCGCCGCCACGATACTCGTATTGCAGCGCGGTCAGCTCGGTCGATAAGTCGGGATCATTGGGTAGCGACGCGCCGTTTTTCAGGAACTCTCGCATATCACGCCACATTCGGGCGCGAAGATTGTAGTTCTGCCCATCGGACAGACGCACCGACGAATTGACGTCCGTCACAATCATGGGATACCAGCGACGCAGCATGTCAGCCACACCCGCGCCGATTCCAATCGTATCGACGGCAATCTGACCAGGCTTGACGCCCCAGCCCTCGATTGCGTCTTTCACGCGACCAGCAACGTCGACAACGTCCACCTTGCCGAACACGATCTGGGGATACACGACGCGCCCCTGCCTGAACGTGATCACGGTCTTGTCGTCACCAAACCTGGCCACGTCCACGCCCGCCTGCAACGGCCCAACGGCACGAATGTCCGCCGGGCCACGGGACAGGCAGGACGTCACGATGTCGCCAGCGATGAAGGCATTCGACACGGACGCGGTGTAGTCGCGGTCGATTTCCTGCGCCACAATCACCGGATCGAGCGTAGAGCACTGCTTGTCGTACCAAGCCTGATCCTTGCGCGGATCGTCCTTCCAGTCGAATACAAACACCGGAATGCGACCGGACATACGCTTACGATAAAACGGATTGCCAGCGCCATTAGGCGTAGAAACGTCAATCTTGCAGTTTGATGTCTGGGACAAGGCAGCATCAATCGCCTCGGGACGCTCGTAGAACGCGCTCTCGTCCTTGAAGTAGATCGATGTCCGGTTGCCACGCCCGATGTTGTCGCCGGACTCACCGACAATCGCCGCGCCATTCTCGGGATTGATGATCCGCATTGCTGGCGCATGGGTGCGCTCGATGTAGCCAACAGGCTGGAACTCGGCAGGCAGTAAAGCAATGAACTGCCGCGCCTTCCAGAATAACGACTTCGGGTCGCCCAGCTTGTCGACGTACTCCTCCTTGCGCGAGCCGAACCCGATCACGGTGCCAGGCTTGAACAGCCACATCCAGACAGCAATCGCCACGCAAAGCCAAGACACGCCCATGTCGCGCGACTTCTCGACAAGGCCATCCTCACGGCCAAGCCAGCGAGACACCACCCAATCAACGAACTCAGCCTGGCGCGGAAACAGCAGGAATGGCGTCACGCCCTCGATGTCGCGCTCGATGTTGCGCGGATCAAAGGTCATACCCCAATCGTTGATGAAGTCGACCGGATGGTCTGCATAGTGCTTTTTTACGCCCGCCAGCACGGACGGGTCAGCGCGTAAGCGCCTCAAACGCTCGATGCGCTGCTTGAAAACGGGCGCATAGTCAGGCGCACGCCAGTCAAGATCAGGCACGACGAGTCCACCGATTGAACAGACGACGCAGCGCGTAGGAACGCACCAGCGACACAACCGTGAAGATCGCGCCGATGGCGAGGTTATCCGACAGGCTGGCCTCGATGCCAAAAAACGGGAAAACAGCCATCTGAGTGCCGACAGCAACGCCATAGCCAACGGCCACATTAGTCACGGACTCAACCACGGACATCAGGCGAGACTGGCTCACGCACCACCCCCGAGCATCCGCTTGTAAGCCTCGGACGGTTCCAGCACGACGTTGGTCTGCACCGGCGGCAGATCCTCCGCGCCGCCAATGGCGAGTTTGTCGCCGTAGACCTTTGGCAGCAGCTTGGAGGCCACCCACTTGCGGGCATCCACGCGCAGCCTGTTACGGGCAATGGTGTTTGCACTGAGATCGAGCTTTATGTCCTCGCCTTGGTATTTCGCCTCAACTTCAACCTCATCAGCAATGGCGACAATCTCAGCGGCCAGCAACTCGGCCTGCAGTCGTTTCGCGCGCGCGTACCGTTCCGCGAGTTCCGGGGACTTATCGACCCAATCCATAAACCGACTAGCCGACACGCCATAGTCGGCACAGATCGCTCTCAGGCCGTCCGTTTCAGACGCGATGCGCTCAATCACCTTGTCGGCAATATCCGCGCGCTCCTCGACGGTTCTGCGCTTGCCAGCCATCAGCGCATCCCCATGCGGTCGATGATCTCCACCAGCAGCACGTAGCAAACCGGCACGGCGATCATGTACAGAAGGTACTCCAGTGTTTCCATAGTCAGATGTTACCCCAAGTGATGTGAAAATCGCAATATCACAGCCAGAATCGCCAATGACAACCAATGACGCCATGACCAAGAATTCCATATACGCGCCCGTTTCGTGTGCGCGCCCCTTACGCCTACCATTTCCCCCTATATTTATATAATACATATATATATAGTGTCATTAGGTGTCATAGTGTCTTTTTCCCAATAAAATCAATACCCTGAATCACTGACACATCGCCCAAAGGTGTCCTTAAAGGTGTCAGG